ATAGTTTTACTGAGTCACGAACATAGCATGGGACACCTGCAGGATCTAACCATTTGGTGTATTCAAAGTCTTCCATAGCAAGAGTGATTTGCATACCATTGTCACAGAGATACATGTCTTTGTAACGTTTGGTCCACTCATCAAATTTCTGAATTCGGTAGTCAGGGAACCCGTTGTCGAGTTCCCCAACAGAGACATACCGATAAGGTGAGCGTTCAAGAAGAACTTTGGGAAGGGTTTTCACGGGATTCATAATAAAATAGGTCTTGTTCAAGTTTGGTAAGGAGGATATCATAATCCTCATCTACATCACCATAGAAATCGACACCTTTCTCCTCATAGAATTTCACAACTTTATTATAAAGAATAGGATACTCGATGTCAAGTGTCAGTTGTCTATCAACTGCCTCCGAAAGAATCGTAAGACAGGAGGAAAACTTCTGTGCTGTAGTCATACTTTTACTAGCAATGGACCGTATGCCCCGAAGGGCAACGGGTCAGGAGGGATTTGAACCCCCGACCAACGCATTAGAAGTGCGATGCTCTATCCACTGAGCTACTGACCCAAGCGGTAGTGTCTTCAGAATCTTGTAACATTGCAGCAGATTCATGCAGATGATCGATGAATAAATCCATCAATGCATCTTCAATACAATCAGTGTCCATTTCATAGAACTCTGCATTCATTGGAAAACTCCTTGACTACCTCATAATTATAGCAGACGACTCAGCGAGCGTCAAGCATCAGGTGTGCCAGTTTTGAAATAGTCTTTACGCATGTACCGACCAAGGATGTTTGAGTTGTAAAACGCTGGTGTGCCATCGTCAAATGCCTCCGTAAGTACATTATTGAGAAATAGTTGTCGGGTCTCTTCAAAGTTTGTGAGTCCCTTGGTTTTATGTAGGCTGATTATATCCCGTTTATAGGCAAGATTCCCGAACCGCTTCCGTTCTTCAGATAATTCAGCACTGCTTCCGTAGTAACGTTTCCAGTCACTTTCAGATTTAACTCTCCTACCTCCAGTTCTAGGCTTTCGTAACTGCTGAAAGTATTTTCTGCCGATGTATCTTTTGCCAGTAAGGCTATTTGTAATACAATAGACAAACCCATAATAATCGTTAATGTCTTTAGATAGAAAAGGTTGTCCATCATAAATCCAGGGGTTTTCATAATCAATTTCTTTTTCATTAGTCGGGTTCTCCGTCGTCATCGTATGTGTGTACTCGTCTCACATTCTCACTATCTAGGTAGGATTCTGTATCGGAGTAAACTTCTGACTTGAGTTCGTGTAGAACAATCTCCAGATCGTTAATCAGAACTTTTAAATGGTTTTTATTCATACTCGATATTCTTGTAGGACTTTTAGAACTTCATTATAAGCATGGTGGGCACCATCATACCATTGCCCAGTTTTACCTGTATCATCCTCCATTTCATATAACTCTGACTTTAGTTTGTAAAGACGAGCTTCCATATCAATCTTAAGCATTTGTGACCTAGGCATTAGATTTTCTCTTGTAGTGCTGTCCAATCTTTATCAAACTGTTCTAGACCTTTATCGGTAAGAATATGTTTGTAGAGTTGATAGAACATGGGTAGTGGGATTGTACAAATATCAGCGCCCACTTTAAAGGCATCTGATACTTGAATAGGGTCTCTGATAGATGCTGCAAGGATTTCCGTTTTGACCTGATGCGTTGCAAATACATCTGCAATCTGTTCAATCAGATAGATCCCGTTCCAATGCTGGTCATATACTCTACCAACAAAAGGTGAGACATATGTTGCTCCTGCTTTTGCAGCAAGGATTGCTTGTACTGTACTAAAAACTAATGTGACATTTACTTGAACATCGTCATCTGCTAGTTCTCTACATGCTTTCAGTCCTTCCACTGTGCATGGAACTTTGATAGTAATATTTGGTCCGATCTCCAGATACTCCTGTGCCATATCAAGCATCTCTTCTGCAGTATCTCCAACTACTTCAGCAGATACTGAAGCATTCCATGGAAAGATTGCTGAGATTTCTTTGATAATGTGCTTAGGATCTTCTCCTGCTTTCAACATTAGACTGGGGTTTGTTGTAACTCCATCGATTAGTCCAGTCTCAAATGCAGAGGCAATTAGCTCTGGGTCAGAACAGTCCAGAAAAAGTTTCATGACTCTCCTGTATAGGTTGTCAGTATTTATTATACCAAAAAAGCACCCCTAAGGGTGCTTTATGTTCGTATGCAAATAATAAATTACTTGCTGTAAGTACGACCGCGATAGCAGAATGTGCCGTGAGTTTCTTTAGACTCTACACAACGGGTATTATACTCAACACCACGGTATGAGGTGTGACTAATTTGTGCGTTATGTAATGCAGATGCTTTTGCAATCTGCTCTTTGACAATTTGCAGTGTATTCATGTTGTTACTCCTGAAGATAGGGTGGTTTATTCCCCCGTTCCTTCAGCCGTTTTCGTCCCAGGGGTAGCAATCAGGGGTTGATTCCTTCATGACCTCAATCAATTCCACCTTATATTCGGTAGGAATATTCTCATTTGTTTTCATCCGAAACATAATTGCATCGGCTTGAGCACAAGTGAGTGATGTATAAAATAGTAATTCAATCATGGGATGAACGCTCCGTTCCGCGACTTACTTGCGTCCCCGAAGGGATGAACGTAAGATGTGATGAATTCATCACACTACTATTTATAGCATACATTTTTTTATCGTGTAGTTCAATGCGATACATTTTTAATTACTTTAATAATTTCCAACTGCCGCCAACGCCACCATCCATATTGACAATAATGTCATCAGTCTCTTGGCGTTGTCGTGCCTTTCTTTTTTCCATTTCCCATAAGGACTCAGCGAAAGGGTTACTAGGTTGGTCTGCCTTATCCAAAAGTTCATCCCAACCATGTTCTGCTGCATCTAGGATCGACCTATAGGATTCCTCGTTAGAGGGAGAATCCTGCGAAGGTGTTTGCTTCAACGTCTTGTTTGATTCCTCCGATGACATAACTTTCAATCTCCGTTTCTTGAGGTGCATTTTGTTGACCTTTACTATTTAACCAATGCTCAGTCCAAGGTAACGGATTGTTTTTAGCAGGAATATCAAACATAGGTTTGATACCGATTGCTTTCATACGACGATTAGCAATCCACTCAACATAGTTATGGAGGAGACGTTCATTCAAACCAATCATAGAACCATTTTTGAACAGATACTCTGCCCACATCTTCTCTTCATCTACAGCACGTTGGAACATACTCATCACCCATGATTGCTCATCTCTAGCAATAATTTGCATCTCTGAGTCGTCACCTTCCTTCCACTTGTTCAAAATATTTTGAGTAAGTACAAGGTGTTGTGACTCATCACGAGCAATCAATGAAAGAATCTTTGCACTACCTTCCATGAGTTTGTTCTCACCGAAAGCAAATGAACATGCGAAGGATGTATAGAAACGAATACCCTCTAGGATATTCACGTTAGCAACTGCACGATAAAGTTTACGCTTCAGTTCACGACGGTCAAACTGTCCTGAATAGTGACCATCCTTAGCCAACTCCCACATCGTTCCATTGTCATACTGATGAGCATGATCGATGAAGTCATCATAGGATTCAGTAACAGATGCTGCGCGAGAGAGAATCTTCTCATCATCTAAGATAGTATCAAAGACTTCTGTGGGGTCGGAGTATACATTCTTAATGATGTAGGTATAGGAGCGACTATGAATCATCTCCATAAACTCCCAGACAGTCATTGCTGACTCAAGTTCGGGTAGTGAACAATAAGGGATAAAAGCCATCCCAGGACCACGCCCTTGTACAGAATCCAGCATGATCTGGTATTTAAGATTACTAGTGAAGATATGCTTCTGCTCTTCCGATAAAGTCTGGTAATCTGCACGGTCTTTCTGTAGTGATACTTCTTCTGGTCTCCAAAAATAACCCAGTTGTTGCTGAGTTAGTTTGTCAAACACAGGATATTTAAAGGAGTCATATCGCTGAACTCCTAATGGTTGACCAAAGAACATAGGTTGTTTCTTTGTGTCTACTTTGTTCTTGTTAAATACGGTCATTCCTTGTAGTTCAGATTTTGCAGGACTCACAGTCTTCCTCCTCGGATTCTAGCAGTTCGTTTATTAAATTGTCAACATTTTCAATCGATGGTTCTTCATCACCATCTTTCTTAGCATCATAGGTGTTCTGATAGTAAGATGTCTTCCATCCATACTTGTAGGTGGTAAGAAGATCATTTGCCATAATAGACACAGGTACTTCATTGTCAGGATAGTTCTCTGGATTGTAACTCCAGTTACCAGAAATTGCCTGGTCAAAGAACTTCTGAATTACAGCAGCAACTTTAATGTACCCATCATTATTAGGCATGTCCCAAAGCAGAGTATACGCATTCTTCAGTGTGGTGTACTGAGGAACAATCTGCTTAAGAGGTCCTTTTTTGGACTTCTTAATGGACAAGTATGCTCTAGGAGGTTCGATTCCATTTGTTGCGTTTGACACAACGGAACTGCTCTCCGAAGGCATCTGTGCGGACAGTGTTGAGTTCCTAAGACCGTACTCTTTGATCCGACCTCTAAGAAATTCCCAATCACACTGAAGATCATTCGGTACAATCTCATCAACATCGTTCTTATATGTATCGATTGGTAAAATTCCATCAGCGTACTTGGTTTTACCAAAATATCCGCATGGACCTTTCTCCATCGCAAGGCGATTAGATGCTGATAAAAGAGCAAATTGGAAACGCTCAGTCAGTTTATGCACTAAGTCATGTGCCTTGGTAGATTCATAACCTGCACCATTCTTAGCAAGGTAATGTGCTAGACCAATATACCCAACACCCAAAGAACGACGGTTAACAGTAGATTCTCTTGCTGCCTTAACAGGATACTCTTGATAGTCAATCAAGGCATCCAGACCTCTCACAGCAAGGTCACAGAGGTCATCCAGTTCATCCAGACTCTTCAGTTTACCAACGTTGATAGCAGACAGAATGCATAGAGCAATCTCGCCTTGACCATCAATGTGTCCAATAGGATCAGTAGGCAAAGTAATCTCCTGACAAAGATTACTCATGTTCACCTTGTCCTTGAAGGACGAGTGTGAATTGCAGTGGTCAATATTCATAAGATACAAACGACCAGTCTCTGCACGTTCCTTCAAGAGACTTAGAAAGAGTTCCTGTGCCCCGATAGTCTTTCTCGGAACAGCATCATTGAGTTCATGCATCCGATATAAAGTGTCAAAGTCATCAGTACCAAAAGCATCATACAAACCTGGTACGTCATGCGGTGAGAAGAGGCTAATCTCCTCATTGTTAATGAAACGTTCGTAGAAAAGTTTTGAAATCTGGATTGAGTAGTCAAGTTTCCTCACTCGATTGTCTTCTGTTCCCTTATTATTCTTAAGAACAATAATGTCTTCTATTTCTTGGTGCCAGATTGGAAAGTGGACAGTTGCTGACCCACCTCGTATTCCATTTTGAGTACAGCATCTGACAGTGCTCTCAAACTTTTTAAGGAATGGGATAACACCTGTATGTTGAACTTCTCCGTCTCGGATTTTAGCGTTGATGCCACGGATTCTGCCTGCGTTGATACCGATTCCTGCACGTTGAGCAACATAGTAGCCAATCGCCATGTCACTAGAAAAGATACTATCGAGGGTGTCATCGACATCAACAAGAACACAGCTAGCAAATTGTCGAAGTGGAGTTCGCACCCCTGCCATGACAGGTGTGGGAATGTTGATTCGGTGTTTGCTGATTGCGTCGTAGTATTTTTTGACATACTCTAACCTATAAAATTTATCATCGTCTTGGAACAGAGTGGCAGCAATCATCATATACATGAATTGCGGCGTTTCAAATATTCTTCCAGTACTACGATCCTGCACTAGGTATTTATCTACAACCTGCCTTGCTCCAGCATAGGTAAACAGGTAATCCCGTTCATGATCCATATAACTGGATAGTTTTTCCCATTCTTGTTCTGTATATTTTTTAAGAATAGACGCATCATAAATGTTTCTCCCCACACACTTCTCTACATGTTCCAGTAAAGGAGGATGACCATCAGGATGTCCATTGTATACTGCTTTCCTCAGACTAAACAAAAGCAGACGAGCAGCAACAAACTGATAGTTAGGTGCTTCCAAAGAAATGAGATCGTTCGCAGAACGAATAAGAATTTCCTGAATATCAGAAGTCTTAATACCATCAAAAAATTGCAGATTGGCATTCATCTCAACCTGACTTTCGGATACGCCTGCAAGTCCATTACAAGCGTGTTCAACCATCACATGAATCTTATCAAGGTTCAGAGACTCACTCTGACCATCTCGCTTGATTACTTGGATTTCCTTCATACCTTTTTCCATTCGCTTAGTTTAATCTGTGCTTGTAGACCGCTGTATGTATTGAATTCTACCAGAGATTGAACGTCATGTCCAGCGATGTACATGTCATTTAAATCTTTATCGTCCAAATTCTCTGGCCAAATCACAATCTCATATCCTTTACTGATAACGTTTTCCATCCGTTTGACAATTTCTTTGTTACGTTGTTCATTGTCATATACGAAAACAACTTCTTTATCACGTAAGAGTTCCCAATCAACATCTGCTCCTGCCATAGCAAGTGCATTGTCAATATACAAACTATCAAACGGTCCTTCTGTAATGTATACGGTCTTATTGAAATCTACTCTATTAAGACCAAAAATTTTAGTTTTAGATTCGTCCAGCATGATAGTGATGTATCTCATCTTATCATTGGATACTAGGGACCTTCCTTGAAATCCAAACCAGGTTCCATCTGTGTCAATGAAAGGGATAATAATTCTAGGGTGATCCTTTTTGACATCTTTGAACGTTGGTTTCTGTGTGTTTACCCAGGTGCAAAACTTATCAGTATAAAACAAATCCGAGAAATATTTTTCAGGAATTTTACGACCGAGAAGGTATCCAACTGCAGGGTGTTCATTATTTAGTTCTTTGATAGTTTGAAGTTCTCCTTTCTTTTTGAACTTCGGTTTTTCAAACTGAGTTAGTTTTGGTTTAGGCACATATGACCCCTTACCAGTTGTTCCAGACTTATACCTCTCCATGATATATTCATCATAAAGATCGGGTGCATTGTCTTTTAGAAAATTTGGTAGCGTCCTTCCTGCACCACAGTTATGGCACTTGAAGACCATATCTGCCTTGATACGAAAGAAGTACCCTCGTGCCTTATTACGATGCTTCTGAGAGTCACCACAATAGGGACAGCGAAAGTTATATA